GAGCGTCACGAGATATACGTGCGCCGTCAGAAGGGTCAAGCAGCCCCTTGGACGGTGGACCCAGTGCTGCAGACGTACCGATTCTGCAACGTGTACCGTGAGCTGGACACGGTGACCATCTGGGTGCGGCAGAACATTCGCGAGCCGTTTGCTGACCACCCCAACCTGTGGTTCATGCTTTGCGCAGCGCGACAAATCAACCACCCCGGTACGCTGGCGGAACTCATTGCGGACAAGAAGGCTTGGCCTCACGCCAAAGACCTCAGCAAGTGGGAGCCGGAGCGCCTACGCGCCATCATGAACGACCGCAAAGCGCGGGGTGCGCAGGTGTACACCGGAGCGTACATGCTCACCAACGTGCTGAACAAGAATGACCCGCGTCCGCACGACAAGCCGTGGTTCACCGCCTACAAGGTGCTGGGCAACGTCCGTGACATGCAGAAGGAAGTGCAGGCTGCCATCCCGGTCAGCATGGAGGCCACCCACGCAGTGCTGCGCACCGGGTACGGCTGGGGCGGGTTCATGGCCTACGAAGTGGTGTGCGACATGCGCTGGACTGCCCTTGGCGGCCACTGGCCGGACATCAACACGTTCGCTCACGCTGGACCCGGTGCTCTGCGCGGACTGAACATAGTGGAGGGCAAGCCCAAGACCACTCCGCGCAAGGAAGCCCCGGCGCTGAGTATGATGCAAGCCTTGCTGGCAGAAACCAGACGAGAGTGGCCCAAGCCGTCCAAGCTGTACCCGCGCTTGGAGCTACGCGAAATTGAGCACTCGCTCTGCGAGTACGACAAATGGTCCAGAGTGCGGAATGGCGAGGGCGCACCCCGGTCTAAGTTCAAACCCTCGACGTAACATGGAGAACGACATGAGTGAAATCACAATGACGCAGCAATGGTTTGTGAAGGCCGGACAAATGCCGGAGGTTCCCACGCTGGACTTCCGTCAAGCCGCTTTCTACATTGGCATGCAGATGGAAGAACTGGCTGAGAAGCTGGAGGTGGTGTTGGGCGGTACTTCTGAGCTCACCGCTGCACTTCAAGCGGAGGCCAGCCGCTTCAAACGAGGCGAGCACGACCTGTCGCTGGAAAGCATCATGGACCAGGAGACCGCCACGCAGCTGCTGGACGCTGACATGGACTTGATTTGGGTGAGCATTGGCGCAGCAGCCGCCCAAGGCGCTGACCCGGTGGCCGCCTACCGCGCAGTGAGCAAGGCCAATTGGGCTAAGTTCCCCAACGGTGTAGTCACCCGTGACCCAGTGACCGGCAAAGTGGTCAAGCCGGAAGGCTGGCAGTCCCCAGACCTGGCCCAATTCATCCACTCTTCTATGCAAGGAGCATTCAACCATGAGTAACATTCGCCCCATTACCGCAGCCAACCCCAACACCGCCTTGGAGGACGCGCTGTGGTGGCTCAAAANGTCCGGCGTCGTCAATGACAGCCGCAACGGTCGNGTGGTCCAAGCCCCGGCTCCTGTCATCAGCGTGTACACCAAGCCGGAGCAGCGCGTGGTGTACAGCGCCCTGCGTGACGCCAACCCGTTCTTCCACTTGTACGAAGCCCTCTGGATGCTGGCAGGCCGCAACGACGTTGACACCGTGAGCTACTACGCCAAGCAGATGACCGCCTTCAGTGATGACGGTGCGGTGCTGCACGGAGCCTACGGGTTCCGCTGGCGTGCGTGGTTTGGCTTTGATCAACTCAAGGAGATCATCGCCTTGCTGAAGTGTGACCCCAAGAGCCGCCGTGCCGTGCTCACCATGTGGTCGCCCAACGGGGACTTGATTGCTGCCGAAGGCGGGGTGGGCGGTATCAACGCCAAGGACGTGCCGTGCAACACCCAGGTGTACTTCGATATGACACGCGGGGTGATGGACATGACCGTCTGCAACCGCAGTAACGACGCCATCTGGGGCTGCTATGGCGCCAACGTCGTGCACATGAGCTTCTTGCAAGAGTTCATGGCACGTACCTTGGGCGTGCCGGTGGGGGTGTACTACCAATTCAGCAACAACTTCCACATGTACGTTGACCGGGAGGACTGCCAGCGCCTGATGGACGCCTCTGCAGCTGACAAGGCTCAGTGGTCTATCCGCTACACGGCAGACGACCGCTATGCTCAGGGCATGGGTACGTTCCCGCTGTTCTTCGCGCCGGAGGAGTCAGAAGCGTGGTTGGCTGATTGTGAAGCCGTTGCACACTTCCCTACCGCTGACCATCATGGACGGCATCCGTTCTTCCGTGACGTGGTTGTGCCCATGATGTCAGCGCACGCCGCCTACAAGGACGGAGACTTGCCCCGCGCCATCACCTTGGCCGGTGGTTGCAAGGCTCCAGACTGGCGTGCAGCCGGGGTGGAGTGGTTGGAGCGCCGCTTGCGCAAGCAGATGAGCGGTGACGGAGTGGGGGTGCCAGTACAATGAACGCTCTACTCACCCGCCAGCTGACGATGATTGTGCGGTCAGCACGAGTCCGCCGCTACCATACCGAGGACACTCAACAGCAACAGAACGTCGGCGAGCACACCTATGGCGTCATGTGGCTGGTGTACGTCCTCACCAACGGGGCTTGCAGCAAAGACCTGCTGTTGGTCGCCATGATGCACGACGCGCCGGAGTACACCACCGGGGACGTTCCTGCGCCCGTCAAAAAGCAGTACGGGGTCAAGCCCGTGTTTGACGCCATGGAGGACGAACTGTTTGAGTCGCTCCACATCCCGCAACCCGTTATCAGCGACACTGAGGCACGCACGCTGAAGTTGGCCGACTGCTTGGAAGGCGCACTCTTCTGCCTGAGTGAAGCCTACCGGGGCAACCGCCTGATTGAAGGGTGCTTGGCCAACTACATCAGCTATCTGGACTCCATGAACCCCACTGACGTGGCCTTGGAGATTCTCACCCACATCAAGGAGCACCGCGATGCAATCTTCCGCCAATGAAACCCAAGTGGGCGGCCATCACTACAAGGCGTCCATTCAGCACTGGGACTTTGTTGCCAGCCGNTGCATGGGGTACTTTGAAGGGCAGGTCNCCAAGTACGTCACCCGGTGGCGCAAGAAGAACGGCTTGCAGGACTTGCGGAAGGCGGAGCACTTCCTGGCCAAGCTGCGCGAGTTGGCTGCTGCAAAGGCGGCCACCCCTCAACAGACGTTCCTGATGGCTGNGATTCCTCCGTTGGCGNTCATCTCTGTGGATGACTACGTGAAGTCCAACGAACTGACCGCTGACGAGGCGCTGGTTGTGGCCTTGGTCACGGAGTGGGAAGGTCATTGCGAGCTTCTGGAAAGCGCCCACTTTACTCTGCAGCGAATGATTGCTGAGGCGGAGGGGTCAGAACCGGGTAGCGGGTACGTCAACCAAGGCTGACGCACACCGCCTTCACCTACGGACGCCAGCCCTGTGCTGGCGTTTTTCTTGCTCCTCGTATTCATCACGACACTCAGCCCCGCAGAACTGAGCAAAGTCCGGCACACACTCACCACACCAGTGACACTTGCCGGTTTTGGGAAGCGTAGGCTTACGCAAAGCTGCTGCAGCGGTACGCTCACGCTCTGCCAGTTCGTTGGCCTGGTCTATTTGGTCAGTCCACATGAGCCGCTTGCCCCTTCAGTTTTTGGAGCCAGGTGTAGCAGGTGTTGGCGTACTCGGCTGCTGAGTCTGCGTCACGGGCGAAGTCAAGAAGAAACTGCGTAGCTTCGGCTGAAAGCGCGGTTCCTCCGGCTTCACCAACAGGCTGGGAGGCGGTGCCGGTAGGGGCGGGGTTGGGACAACTACCACTCGGCCTACGTCCGGGGTCGCGCAACCCGCCAAGCTGAGTAGCAAGAGCACTGTTGCTACGATAAGCGTCGTTGAGGCGGTTCTTGTTGAGTTCACTTTGTATCTCCAGTTCGGTTGCAAGTTGGGTTTGGGCCCGTTCGGCCTTGACGGCGCGGTCGGTGGCCTTCTGCAGCGCGGTGGCTGCTTCTGACTTCTGCGTGGACAACTTAGCCGTCCATGCGTTGTTCACGTAGCGTTTGATGGCCAAGCCGGAGCCTACAGCGCCCACGGCCAAGCCAATCACCAGCGCCAGCACGATGTTGCGGATATCGCCAATGATCATGACACACCTCCCATACAGACCTGAAACTCCCGTTCCCGGCGAGCCGTCAACCCCGGCAACGGCTTGCCTTGGAACTTGTTGAACTGGAGGATGGTCTTGCACGCTTCAACGTACTGACCGGACTGCAGTTTGNCCTTGATAGACGACCGGCACACCGCACCAGCGCCCACGTTGATACTCAGCCGCACGTAGGCATCCCACTCGTGTTGATACAGAGGAACGTCCCCCAAGCACTGCTTGAGCGTAGCCTCCGCGCCCGACACGTGCTGACCCAACTTGATCAGCGCCCGCACTGGGTCTGTCTTGTCACCGGGCTTGACGCCANCAGTGTCCCCAAAGCCGATGGTGGGAACGTCCTCCGGCACTGGGATGTAGGCGCTGCCCCGGTAGCCCTCATCGGAGGCTACGCCAATCAGCCCTGCCGCACTGATGGTCAAGGCCGCAATCAACGTGCGCGGGTAGGGCACCTTGAGCTTATCGTTGTCGCTCATCTGTCACTCCTTTCTGTGCCAGCAGCCGGGCAACAAACGCTGCGGCCACTATGCCGAACATGATCAACGCGAAGGTGCGCTGACCCAACCACGGGGCGGCAAAGGGCACGATGGCCTCCAACCCCGACAACGCTGCTGCAACGGCCAGGAGCCGTAACGACCACGCCTTGCGCAGCAGCACCTTCCACTCTTTCAAAACCTTCATGTTCACACCTCTATGGTTTCAGCGGTCAAGGTGGGAGCCTTGCCCTCAATTTTCTTATCAGCCACGAACACGCGGTCTGACACCTGATACTCGGCGCTGCCCAACACCGTGAGGGTTCCCCCTCCCACCAACTGCACCACGTACCGCCCCGGGGAAGTCACGNCGATCACCGTGCCAATGTACCGAGGGGTCTTGGGTAGAAGGTCAACAAACTTCTTCCATATGCCGCCAAGTATTGCCATCACAAACCTCCGTAGTGTCGTTCCAAATCAACGCTCTGACTCACGGTCAAGCCGCTGCTCCAGGCCGCGCTGATGGAGGTGCTACGCACCAACCCGCGCCACGCTGGCTCTGAACCCAAACCGCCGTTGGTCACCTCGATAATCATACCCGGAGTCAGCAACCCGATAGTGGGTNCCATTGGCAGGTCGATGCCCACTTGCGCCTGACGTCCTCCGGTGCTCAGTATGCTCATGCCTTTGTTACGGGCGGCAGCACTGGCGCTGATCATGGGGTTGACAGACATCGGCGCTTGGTACGCTCCGTCTGTGCCGGCACGCTTCACAAACGCGGTCACGCCGGTATTCTCACCGCTGACATACACGCCGNTGTAGCTGGGCTTCTCAGACCACCGCAAGTTGCGGCTCTTGATCACTGACTGAGGGATGCTCCGGGCGACGGTGGCGGCNTTCCACTCCCAGTACGGAGCGGGGTACTCCGGCAACACAATCAGCTGCTTGTTCACCGGATGGCTGTTGACAAACCCGCCCGCACCTTGAGCAATGGCCTGAATCACCTGAATGGGGGTCAAGTCATTGTACGACCAAGTTTCAGCAGGCATAGACCATCCGAGTGCGTCAATCAGCTGCCAGTCCAGGGTGTACCCTGTCACTAAACCTGCCCTAGTGAGCTCGNCCTCAGCAAATTGGCGGCTGCTCAGGGTAGTGGACTGAGTGAAGCTGCGCACCGGAGCGTAGGGGCTTTCCAGGTAGGCGGTGACGCTCCGCCCCTTGATGCTGATGGCGGTTTTGGCAAATTCCTTTTTCTCATCGTACTCCTCCACCAGGAAGCGCCACAGCATGCCGTTGATTTCCAATTCCACTTCCACTGGGCCAGNGCTGGAGGGTTCAACTTTATCGAGTTGGTTGTAGGGCACGCTACCAGAGAAACTCCAACACCAGCTGTTGTAGTCGATACCTACAGAAGCCGAGTTGAGCTCAATGGGCGTGTTGTCGCTCACGCGTTTGAGGCTTAGGGTGTTCACGATGAAATATACCTTTCGAATGGGTACTGTGACTCCACCTTCTCCTGGGCAAGGGTGGAGGCCGAAGTTCAACAGCACGGTGAGGTGGTCGGGGAACGTGCACTTGCACAGAAAGTTCAAGTNGTAGCTGGGCAGGTACGGGGGAGTCACAGGCGGCACGTAGGGTAGCTCCCGCCCAGACGGAGGCTTGCGGCCTTCTTGCCACGGCACCTTGGTGCGCATAGCGGAGTCTTGGCCCACGTTGAACAGCAACGACTCTACACGGCTCAAGTACGCTGCAGCCTGCCAGGACAACACCTTGTTGTGTTTGAACGGCAGCAGTTGGACGAACCCATCAGACTCAAAACGAGACAACGGAGCGCCCAAGCGCCACGGCCCCTCAGTGTACACGCGGTCGGGGTCCAATTCCTTGAACAACTCACCCACCGCGTCTGCGTCCCGCCGTACTGCCCGGCTCCAGTCAATACCCAAGGCGGGGCGCAGGCGGTCGGACTGAGCGTGCCCCTCAGTCAGTTCTGAGTGCAGACTCCGCGCACGCTCCCAGTACTCTGCAGTGTATTGGCGGTCTGTCTGAGCGTACCCCCAACCCCCTACTTGACTGACCTCCTCGGGTGCAGCTGGCTGCCAAAAGAAGTCAGGCAGGATACCCACCGGGCGACTGACGTTGGAGGCGTACAGCGCAGCACTCACCCAGGCCGGGGCAGGAGCCGGCATCACCACAGACGCAGAAGCGGGGTCTATATCAACAGAGCCAGACGTACCAAAGGCCAGCCCCACAGCGTTGGAGGCTGGAGGGCTGTACGTGCCGGTGAAGTTGAGGTTGACTACGCTCATGACTCTTGAAGCTTCGCCAGGGTTACACTGAACTCACCGCCCGCGTATAGCATGAGCGTCTTCGGCGTCCCACCGTTGTCNAGCTCGACGGCCACGTTGTTACCGGGCAACCCAACATCCAGGTCGGCCACCCACTGACTGGAACCATTCTCCATCCGCGCCCACGCGGCTTCGCCCGTGACCAGCACAAGCGCAGTCGGCGGGTTCAGGAGTGTCAGCACGTTGCCCGTGACGTTGTCCAACGATGGCTTTGAGAATATCACAGTCGCCAGAATCTGAGCGCTGGACGGAATGGGCTGACCGTCTGCGGGCACAGGTGCGCTGATGATGTGCAACCGACCTGGATTTGTCGGGTCCAGGTCGAGGGCGCGCGTGAGTGCCTGCAGACGATCGCTGATTACTGCTGGGCTGAAGGCAACTTTCATGATGTGAGCATGTCCTGAATGACCCCGTTGTACACGCGCAAATGATCATGCGCGACCACGAAGTACTCGATCGTTGGNTCGATGTTGGTGAACGAATAGGCACCGGTGGGCGAAGACCAGGTCTCGCGCACCAGGCGACCGTCGTGCTTACGGTACAGCCGCACCTTACGGGACCCAGGAATGTTCTCGATCGTGACCAACCCTGAGATGGTGCCGGTACCGCCGTCGGCGGGGTCAAATCTGGCGTACTCACCCCTGATGAAGACGCCTCGAAGAGGTGACTGTGAAAGCACGTTGCCGTTCAGGCGGTTGAGCGAAGTGCCTACCAGCTTGCCGGTGCCAGGCGTGCCAGCCACCAGGCGCACCACGGATGACACTGCCCAATCGCCATCGATGCGATAGGTCAGTTGATCGGCNGCCGTCCAGTTTGCACCATCGTCGCTCCACTCGAGGAACACCGCCCGATCGACCGGCAATTCATCGCTCGCGCCAGCATTGTCGGCGCACGTGATGACCGCTGAGGCCACGTCTACGGCCGACGGGTGCTGGTAACCAATCCAGCATGGGAAGGTATTCAGCGGACTCGCCCACCCGTTGTTGGCCACCGTCTTGTCGAAAGCGTTGCTCGCCGGGTAGGTGNCGTCGTAGATACCGCCTGCGATGGCCGTCCCGCCTGTCGACAGGTCAGCATCAGCGGCACTGCGGAATGACACTTCATCGAGCCAAATGTCCGTCGCTGAACCATTGGACCTGGTGAAGCGCACCCGCCAATAGACGTGAGCCGCCATGACTTACCTCCAAGCTGTTGAGAGTTTGAGGGCTAGCGCTGAATCTGCCGCCTGCGAAGAGCACGCACCTCTGAAGATAATCACCTTCAGCCCGCTACCGTCGCTGGCTGTGACCGTCTCCCCATACAGCACGGCGGCCAAGTCGGCGTATCTGGCCAGCACCTGCACCGCACCCGGCAACACACCACGAATCGGGTGACCGAAGTTTATCAATCGCTCTACCACGAAGCTCGGTTCGGCAAACACCAACCCATTGTCGATGGGCGACGGGTAGACCGGGTAGGAGGAGGAGGAGGAGGAGGAGGAGGAGGAGGAGCCCCCACCAGGGTGGGCAAAACCTGTCTGTATGGACTTAGTGACGCCCGTGTGCTGGCGGCAAATATACCGGAAGTGAGTAGTACCTGGATCCGTTCCGACAGCCGTTTGCAACACCGCTGGCATTGCTTGAGTAGCGGTCGTGGTGTTGTGGCAACCACCAATGATGCACCCGTAAGCTTCGCCATTTTTGAACGACAAAATGTCGCCAAAGTAGCCACCCGTGTAACCAATATTAGTTCCCTGTAGGGGCCATTACGAGCACTGTGCTCAACGATGTAGTAGAAGAAGCGCTCGTCACCCACGATGGCCCAGAACTTGGCGGTCGTGTTGTTTGCGCCGCGCGACCAATAACCACCGCCTGCCCTCTGAGTGTCAGTGGGGAAGGCGTCACTGTAGGCGTCCACCGTGGTGGGATTCTCCACACCGATGACGCGGGCGTCGACACCTGCTGTCGAGTCGTCCACGCGCAGACGCTGACCATAGCTGGCCGCGTCGGTCATCTGGTACACAGCCTTGTTAGTACCAGAGAACTCCTTAACCCAGCCCAACGGCGTCCGCTTGACTGACGCGGATCCGGGGGTCTCAGAGCCGTCGGCTTGGGNCACAGCGAACGTGAACGTCGTAGCGGTCGGGGTGGCCACCACGGTCTTGTCGCCGTTTAGCGTCGAGGTGGACGCGCCGGCGATCAGCACACGTTGACCCACCTGATAGCCGTGGCTGGCCGCTGTGGTCACGGTACACACATTGGAAACCACTTGCAGGGAGGTGGCGCCGAGTGAGTTGAAGCCGGTCACAAGGCAGGCATCAAGCACGCTGATCAGCGAGCCAGCTGCNTTGTTGAGCACCGGTGCACCTTGGTCGGTGCTCTTGAAGAGGATGGGAAGCATTTAGGTTTCTCCTTATCGATCAATGTCGCCGCGCACTTGCAGCTGGAAGCTATCATTCAATGCCGTTGCCGGCCCCTGCAACACGGTTCGCGCCAACCAGATGGGGTAGTTGGCTGCCGCGGTGTTGAAGCGCAGCACGTTGCCTGCGGACCAACCGGTACCCCAACCGAGCTTGTTCAGCGTGAAATACGGCTGACCAGTGGCTGGGTTGATCGGGGCCAGGTCGGTGTTGATGTCACCTGTCGCGATCTGGCCCACAGATTTGCCGACCACGCGGAACGACGTGCTGGTCGTAAAGATCAGCGCCCACTTTTCCTCCAACGCACCTTTGTTGGTGGTGACAATCGGGTACAAGGTGTCATTGTACTGACTGGTGGTGGGGTTGCCGATGATGCTGTCAGACCAGACGTTGGTCCATGACTCTTGGCTGAACTTGCTGAAGGCGCGAGCTTGCAAGTCGCCGAAGATCAACGCAGACGACACCACAGCAGCTTGCGCCGGGTAGTCGTGAGTCAGAGGCCGGTTCAGCGCCAACCGCCCGTTGATTTGAACGTCCGTCACCAACGCCATGTCTTCAATGCGGTGCTCCGCGTACAGAGGCAAGGTCAAAGCGCCCAAAGCATAATTGCTCTTCAGCGTCACCGTGCCCGCGTCCAAATCTGTGTTGTACATCGTCGGATCGAGCGGCGTGCCCTCACTATCTAGCACCTTGATGTAGGACACGCGCACGCGGCCCACGTCCAATACGGTGCCCCCGTTGGGGGTGCCCGGGAACACCGTCTTGTCTGTGTGATGCACAACGCACACATCCCCCGTGCGGAAGATAGGTACACGTCCGTCCGAAGGCAACCGCACCGGGTCCATGCCCAGCACGTCCGCGCTCAACGGCAAGTAGGTGTACCCCACCGCGTTGTAACGGATGCTGTCAGCGTACACAGGCCGGGGCTTGATGATCTTCTGTACAGACGCCTCAGTGAATACAGCGTCAGCGTTGTACCAAGGTTGAGCTTGCACGTTGGCGTCCACGATCACCTTTTGGCCGAATCGAATGCGCACCACACCGGATTGATAGTCTATAGTTCCCACCATGTACGGACTGCTGATTTTCCCGGTACTGTCGGCAGTCACACTGATTTGCTCACCGTTGTTGCCCTCAATTGGCACAGCACGAATCTGCACAGAGCCGGTACGCACCGGGGCAATGGGTACGCGGAACACTACCTCATCCACCGGCTGCACGTTCATTTCAGTCACCAACGATTGAAGCGTCAGACTGTTGGTTGCGCCAGGTGTCCAGTCGTCCAAGGTGACAGCCCCGGACTGATACTGAACTTGTCCGGCCAACACCCCGGCTCCGGTGGTGGGGTTCACGCTGTGGTACAGGCTGCCCAAGCGGTCAATGTAGGTCAAGCTGCCCAGCCCGAACCGCACAGAGCCTTGCAGAATGTCCTCAGCAAAACCCGGCGTGATGTCAAAGCGAATCTGATTGGCTGGGAACGTCTCAGTGGCCGCCGTACCGCCCGCAACCGTGCGCCAACGAACAATCATGTAGCCCTTCTCATCAACCGGCATGGTGGCCAGCGTCAGCACGTACTGCCAAGACAGCAATTGGTAACGGTACGTCCGTGTCACCAGCTGAGTGGAGCCGCCGTTGACCACTTGGTCTTGCCGGGTCTCGCCAATTTGCTTGTTGCCGAAGATGGGCTTGGGAATCTGAACCTCAAACTCCGGAGTGATGGAGATTTCACGTGTGCTGTAGTTGACTGACCCAGCCTGCGCGGCACCGCCTGAACGCTTGAAGCCTCCAGAACCGTCGTCAAAGGCTTGCACAAGAGGGTCACGCATAAACATAGGCGGAGGCGGTTCAAAAGTCTGCGTGGTGAAGATTCGGCCCAGCGTGGCGCTGTCCATAATGTCCACGTTCCAAACCAGTTCCACTGACTTGGGGATGATTGCTCCACCCACGTTGGGCAGAGTGACCGTCACGTTGCCGNTGCCGTCCCGCGTTGGCATGTCGAACCGTTGTTCGTTGGGTGGACCCCATTGGTAGTTGACCGTGAACTCGGTTCCCTTCGGGTGCAGAGCGGTGGGGGTGAGCTCAATCTTGCCGCTGGCGTAGTTGATTTTGCCCGCGGCGTCCCCGGTGATAGCTCCGTTGCCGTCGTCAATGGCCAACTTGTTGACCGCGTCCACAATCCACTCGANGCTGACCGTCCCCGGCGCTACCTGCTGGTGACTCAAGGTGATTTCCACGCGGGAAGGCAATACAGTCGTATTGGCGCGCGTGAATGCGGTGGCCGCCTTGC